GCGCCAGGCCGGTGGGCTTGCCCGTGAGCAGCGCACCGATTTCCGCGGCCTTCGCCTGGCGCGGTGTCGTCACGACATCGGCCGGCCCCATGTCGATGATCTCGTCGTCGGTGCGTAGGCCCATGCTGATCTCGGGCGCGTAGGTGCGGATCAGGAACGCGGCCGAGCGGTACATCAGCATCAGCTCGGGCATCGTCTTCCACTTGCTGCCATTCTTCGTCGACCAGCCTTCATCCTTGGCCATCGCCAGCGTGACCTGCGGGCCCTCGATGCGCTCGCCGGTGGCTTTCTCGATCGCCCACGCGCGGCAGCCGGTGCGGTCTTTCGTCCACTCGTAGCGCAGCGCCGAGAACCGGCCGCACTGGTTGAAGCTGGCAATCAGGAACTTCGACGACCAGCCCGGATTGCCGTGCACGATGTAGAGGTTCTGCATCACCATGAGCGGCGACGCGCCCATGCGGTTGGCCATCTCGAGCGCGACGATGCAGTTCGCCAGGTTGCCGCGGTACTGTTCGGGCACCAGCGTCGACGCGGCGAATGCCTTGCCGATGCGCTGCGCCAGCTCCCAGGACTGCTGCGAGTTGAAGCCGGGCATCACGGCCGTGTCGCGCGGTGTGCCGTGCACCAAGAGGTCAGTGCCGGTCTCGGCAGCGGGTTGGTCTAGCACGTCGGTGGTCATTGGTCAGGTTCCTTTCGGGGGGTGATCACTTTGCCCAAGCGGGCAGGGAAAGCACTTGCACGCCGTCGCCGTAGGCGGGCCATGTGTTCGTGCGCTGGCACTCGTTGTAGAGGTCGAGCAGTTCGCGCACTTCGTCAGCGCCGCGGCGCGTGGCGTCGTCGTCGAGCAGGTACGGCACCGCGATGAACGGGTGCGCGTTGCTCACGGCGGCGAACAGGAACGCGGCGACCTCGATGCCGTTGGCCTGCAGCCCGTGCGTGTAGTGCGCGGCCTGGCGATGGTAGCCATACGCCCACACCGAGCGGCCGAACTCCAGGGGCCCGGCGTCGGGGCATGTCTTGAGGTCGAGCACGATGGCGCGCCCGTCGGGCAAGGTGTGCAGCCAGTCGATGCGCGCGCGGCACTGCAGCCCGGTGCGCTCGTCGGTCCAGAAAACGGACACCTCCGGTGCGCCGCTGCTCAGGGCATGGCGCAGCTCGGGTACCGCCAGCACGGCGCGGCGTGCTTCGGTAGCGGCCTGCCAGTCGTCAGCGCCGACACAGATCGATCCGGCATTGGCAGCAAGCCACGCTTTGCCGTCTTTCGTGCGGCCGTCGTGCCCCTCGGGCTTGCACACGTAGCGGTGGGCCTTGTCGGGCTCCAGCACGAACGAATGCGCCAGGGTGCCGAACAGTTGCGCGGCGGTGGACGCGGCAGCCGGCGGGCGCTCGGGGTCGAGGTACAGCGACCAGCAGTGACGCGGCGAGCGGCGGAGTGCCGACAGCATCGAGTTGGAAACGCCGGCGGCGGCGTGGTAGCGCTCGGCCGGCATGTCGCGAACGATGCATGCCGGCGCTTGATCGAGGACGGCGCTCATCGAAAGCTCCGCAGCAACTGCGCCACGCGCTTGCGCAGCGACGGTTTGAGGTCGATGACGGGCGGCGTCGGATGCCACTCGCGCGGCGGCAGCGGCGTCGTGAGCAACCTCTGAAAGATGCGCGCGTGCTCGCCTTGCTCGGGCGGGCGGTACTCGTCGGCCGCGATCCCGATGTACAGCTTGCCGGTGTCGATCACGGTGCGGCCGGAGGGCAGGGTGACGCGCGCAATCATCGGATGCACCACAGCAGCACCGCGGTCGAGCCGAGCCAGACGAGCAAGATCCAATCGACCGGATGCGTGCCGCTCTTGCGGGTGTCGCGCCGCGGCGGGCGCATGTGGCCGTGGAAGCCACGGACGTGGTTCATCTCATCACCTCCCTTCGCATCGCTTGATCAACGCGCGCGCTATGTCGCACAGCGCGGCGCGCTTGTCGTTGGCGCCGCCGATCAGTTGCACCGACGCCAGCGCGAACAGCAGTTGTTTGCACATGGCCAGCAGTTCGGCGCGCTCGCTCATGCGGTCTGCGGCCGCCGCGGCGAGCTCACGCTCGGCCGATGTGGTGACCTCCAGGTGATCGAGCATTCGCTGCGCGTGCGCCGCGCGCGTGCCCAAGGGCCAATCGCTCATGGCTTCGCTTCCAGCGCCGCGACGATGCGCGACACGTCGTCCGGGTGCGCTGTCCACGACTCGACGCGCTCGATGACGAGATCGCGGATCGCTGCGGCTTCGGTCTTGCCCATGCCTTGCGGTCCCTCGGGATCGAAGAACGCGCGCCACTCGCGGCAGCCCAGCGGCTCGGGCGGGGTGGTGTGCAGGCGGTTCATTTGCCTTCTGCCTTTGCGATGGCGGCGCGAGCGCGATCGGTGACACCGTCCCAACGCTCGGCGTGGCGGTCGTCAGCGTCACCGAAGGCGATCAGGTCGCGCAGCGCAGCCAACAGATCAGGCGCCGCAGCCATCAGCGTTGCGTTGGGCCCATCCTCTGCGCAGTGCTGGATCGCGGCCAGCGTGCATCCGTTCGGAGCGAGGATGCGTCGCACCTTGTAGCCGTCGTTGGCCTCAATGAAGGAGTCCACGGCCCACGGCCCCGGTGTTGGCCGCGCGCTCACCGCACGACCCCGTCGAACTCGCAGCCGACGTCGTCATCCATCAGCACCGGCTCGTCGGCCGCGTCCTGCGCAGCCCAGACACGCTGCATCACCGGGCCCGAGAACTCATTGGCGAAGCGCTGGCGCAGCACCGCGCGCGCCGCCATCACCACCGCGGGGTCGTCGTCGGTCAGCATCACGTGCACGACCTCGGCAGTGCGCCAGGCGGGTACGGCGTTCAGCGCGCGGCCGATCGACAGGTCAGCGGCCAGCTTGCGCGCTGCCTCGGCGCTGACGTCGGGCTGCTTGAAGCACTCGCCCATCAGCCAGTTGGCGAACTCGTCGCTGTCGCGCAGAACATCGTTCAGCGCGGCGGTGTGCAGGTTGTCGTTCAAGGCATATCTCCCGTTTCGATGGACAAGAGTTTAAAGCTCAGTGAACCGCACAGTCAAGTGAATCGTAAACCGATGGGCGTGAAAAAGCCCGCACGCGGCGGGCTTGACGGGTCAGTGGTGGGTGGTCGCTACTTCTTCACGCAGCGGAATTGCAGCTCGACGCCGGCCGAGCGCGCGAAGCTGGCGCCGATCTCGTCGAGCTTGACCGTCTCGACCGAGCGGCCGTCGCGCGCGCAGAACTCGTTCGCTTCCGCGTAAGCCTCGGCCTTCAGCGTGGGTGAGGTGCCCCAGCTCATCGCCGGGTGCTTCTTGCCGATCATGTAGAGGTCGCGCTCGGTCTGCACGACGCCGGTACTGGCGCAGCCGGCGAGGGCGGCCATGGCGATCAGGTGTGGCAACTTGGAACGGCGCATGTCAGCCTCCGTCGGATTGCGGATGGTGTGAACCCTGCCCCCGCATTTGAGTGCCCGGACGATTGACCTCGGTCAAACGTACACTGATCTCGCGCGGGAGGGGGCCGAAGGGGGCACCGTGCAGCGATGGACGTATCGGACGGCGATCGTTGAAGCCGAGGCCAGCGGCGGCCTGTCGTTGCTGCGCGTGATGGGCATCGTCACGACCGACGTGCTGCCGGTGATGTTCGCCGACGTCAGCGCGTGGCACGACGAGACCGAATCGCTGGTGCATGTGGCCGACTACCGGGGCGCTGCGATGGCCGTCGAGGTCGACGTGATGCTGCGCGCCGCCGGCGCCGTCTTGCGGCCACCGCGCACGATCGCCAACCCGACGGCGCTGGTGACGCTGCCCGAGCAGGAGCAGTTCTTTCGCCGGTATTGCGCGGCGCTGTCGCAAAGCGGGGTGGGGCGCCTGGTGTTCACGGACTACGAGCGGGCGCTTTCCTGGGCTTGGCGGATCGCAGCTTTGCGCGCGCCTCCAGGTACTGCTCGATCGCCGCAACGCACTGGAAATACGCCGCCTCGCGCTCCGGCTCAGGAACGCGCTCGTCCATCAGTGCGCCCAGCTCGGCGGCCCACGGGCTCAGGCCCGGCGTGACGTCCGTGTCGAAGTAGTCGGGCCGCAGCCCCAAGCGCTCGGCCAGCGCGGCCGCGGCGCGTTCGCCGAAAGGGAAACCGGGTTTCTTGTACTGGCTCAGGCGGCCTTTGGTCAGCCCGCTGGCCTTCAGGAACTTCTTCGAGTCGCCTTTGAAGGTGCCATTGAACAGGGTCGCGAAACGCGAGCGACGACGTTCATCCCGTGACACATCCGGCATGCCCGCAAGCCTAAACATCGTCGGTTCACGATCACGTTGACCGTCTCGTTCACGATGCTTTAAACTGCGCGCATGACGTTCGCTGAGTGGTGTGAATCCGAAAAGGGCCGCGTGACCCGCGTCGCTGAGCACTTCGGGCTCGGCAAGGCTGCGATCTCGTTGTGGAAGGTGCGCGGCGTGCCGCTCGAGCACATGCGAGCCGTGGTCGCTCTCAGTTGCGGCGCCCTGACCCTCGACGACCTCGTTCCCCGCGAAACTGCCAAGACAGAGTGACATGGTTGCCAGTGTCGTGACCAGGGTCAACGAACGCGCACGAACGATTCGTCGGCCTTCGTCGGAGGGCCGCTGATGGAGTCGATCAACGAGGCGCTGATCGCCTGCGTGCGGGCCTGTGGCGGCTCCAAGGTTGTGGGCCCGAAGCTGTGGCCGGAGAAGCCCGTCGACGCGGCGCAGCGGCTGCTGCTGGACTGCCTGAACGACGACCGGCCGCAGAAGCTGGCGCCGGAACAGCTGCTGCTCGTGATGCGCTTGGCGCGCGAGCGCGGCTGCCACGCCGGCATGCAGTTCTTGGCCGAGGCGTTGAGCTACGCCGAGCCGGTGCCAGTGGAACCGAAAGACGAGGCGGCCGAGCTGCGCCGCGAGTACATCGAATCAGCCAGGCGCATGGCCAAGATCGCCGAGCGCATCGAACAACTCGAGCGACCCGCACCCCGCGCCGTCGCTTAAACCGAGGAGCCCCAGGCTGTGCAGATCCTGTGGTCAGTTTTTCCGGCTCTGCGAAAAGATTGCGGCAAGGCTACGCCAACCGACCCCGCCTCCACGTTCGGCAACGGCGTAGTGGCAAATTTGATGCCGATCAAACACGTGGGCGGGCGCTCGTGACTGCGCGCGGCATGCTGACGGTCGAAGACCTGCGCCGGCGCTGCCAGGTCGATCGCGTGACCGGCTGCTGGCACTGGCTCGGAGCAGTCGACCCAAGCGGGCAACCGCGCGTCTACACGTTCGATCACGCGCGCGGCGAAAAGCGAACGATGACCGGCGCCAATGCGGCGTGGAACATCGCTTTTGGTGAGGCGCCGCGCGGTGTGCCGTATCGCGGTTGCGTCACGACGGATTGCCTGTGCCCGGTGCACCTGCGGCTCGCGCGCGATCGTCGTGCGATGTGGGATGCGCTGGCGCAGGGTGGCCGCCTGAAGGGGCGCAGCGTCGAGCAAAAGCGCCGCGCCGCACATGCCGGCCAACGCGCGCAAGGGATCGTGCTGACCGATGTTGCGGTCGTGCGCGCGATCAAGGCGGCACCTGAGTCAGCGACCAACGTCGAGCTCGCGCAGCAGCACGGCATCCTGCACCAAACCGTGTCGGCGATCCGACTGGGCAAGACGTATCGGTGGGTCGAGGCATGAACTACGTCGAGCGCCACTTCGGAGACTGGGCACGCGACACCGTGCACCTGTCGATGCTTGAGGAGGGCGCCTACAACCGGCTCGTTGACCTGTACTACGTGCGCGAGGCGCCGCTGCCGAACGACCTCGCGGCGTGCTGCAGGCTTGCGCGGGCGATCACGGCGACCGAGCGCGCAGCCGTCAAGTCGGTGCTCTCGGAGTTCTTCACGCCGACAGACGCGGGTTGGACGCACAAGCGGTGCGAGCGCGAGATCAGCAAGTTCAAAGACGGCGAGCCGGAGCGCGAGCAGAAGCGCGCCAACGAAGACGCCCGCATGAAACGGCACCGCGAGGAGCGTGCTCGACTGTTCGCGGAGCTTGCGGCCGTTGCAGTTCACCCGCCATGGAATATCGGGATCGGCGAATTGCGAACGTTGCATGCAACGCACACGCAACGTTCCGGTGCCGTTGCACCTGCAACGCAACCTGCAACGGAAACTGCAACGCCTCGCACGGCTACCCAGTACCCACTCCCCACTACCCACTCCCCAATACCCATTACTCATCCTTCGGATGAGGAAGACAGCGGATCGGCGCGAATCGCCGACCCGCCAACCCCGCCACCCGACTTCGATGGCTTGAACGCCGAAGTGCTCAACGGCAAAGCCGTTGTGGCGCTAGCGGCTGGGTTCCAGCTCCCGGAGCCATGGGGCAACGACGCGCTAGCGCTCGGGTTCAAAGCTCAGGAGGCGCTGCGCGAGGCTGAGAAATTCCGGCAGTTCTTCGTCGCGGGGCGTGGTGCAGGCAAGCGCCGCAGCGTGAAGGGCTGGCGGCAGTCGTGGTCGAACTGGCTGGAGAAAGCCGCGAAGGACATGCGATGACCAAGCCGTTCAGCGAGGTGCGCAAGGAGGTGGCCGAGCGCATGGGCAACGTGCCGGCCGATGCGATGCCGTGCCGGTACTGCAGCGTGCCGACGTCGCGCGAGGTGCTGACCCGGCTCGGTGCTCGGTGCACGGGCTGCTACGAGCAGTTCCTGCGGTTGGGCTACAGCGGCAGCGAGCCACCGCGGCAACACCGGGCCGCCGAGTGGGTGCGCCACGCCGCGAAGAACGTGCGCCACGTGCCGAACCAGTTCTCCGAGCTGGCGCAGCGGATGCGTGGCCGCAAGGCTCAAGCCGAAGCGCCGAAGGGGCTCGCGGACGATGACGTGAACGCACTGTTGCGGGAGGCAACCCCATGACCACCCCATCGCGCGCGCGTTTTGGAGGTCGCACATGAGCTACGTGCATGCACCCGGCGGCAAGCCGGGGCAACTCGCCTCGTTCGACGCCGACGGTGCGCCGGTGTGGATCGACCCGCCCACGCAGAACCGCCGCATCTGGTGCCACCTGTCGAAGGGCCCGTGCAGCGGCGACTGCTACGGCAGCCAATGCGACCTGCAGCTCGCGCATGCACCGTTGCACGACCCGCGGCCGGCGATGGACCTGAGAGCGGCCCTGTGTCGTTCGGCCGCGGTGCTGATCGCGCTCGTCGGCACGCTGGCGCTGCTCGGGGTCTACGCGTGGGCCTCGCGATGATCGCGCTCGGCATCGACATCGGCCTGACCGGCGCTGTGGCCGCGGTGGACTCGCACGGTGGCTGCCAGGTGCTCGACCTGCCGATCACCGGCGGCGTGAGCGCCAAGCGCATCGACGGCCGCGCGTTGATCCTGCTGATCCGCCAGTTCGTGCCGCCGGGCGAGGCAGCGCTGTGCGTGATCGAGGACGTCAGGCCGCGCGCGTTCGGCAACGGCGGCAAGGCGATGACGAACAGCATGCACAGCCAGGGCTCGATGATGCGCTCGCGCGGCATCGTCGAGGCGGTGGCCGACATCGCGCGGCTGGAGATCAAGGTCGTGCAGCCGCAGACGTGGAAGCGCTTCTACGGGCTGCTCGGCAAGGACAAGGGCGAGGCACGCGAGCTCGCCTGCCGGCTGTACCCGGGGCAGGCGCCGCAGTTCAAGCGCGTGAAGGACCACAACCGCGCCGACGCGACGCTGCTGGCGCACTACGGGCAGGGCAAGCTGACGTGAGGGCGCTGCGCCTGACCCGCAGTACCCGCATCGACTGGCCCGCGATGGCCTGCAACCTCCGCACCCTCGGCGTCTCCTGGCAGCAGATCGCCGACGCGCTCGAGATCGACCGCATGGCGCTGCCAAACTGGGCGCACGAGGGCGCCATCGGTGAGCCGGCGCACTGGACCGGCGCTGCGTTCATCGCGCTGTGGTGCGATCGCACGGGCCTGCAGTGGACCGACGTGCCCACGCGCACCGTGGCCCCCAGCGTGTCGCGCGTGCTGCGCGCCACCGCCTGACGCAGAGATTTCTGCACCGCATCGCTCCGATAGTGCGCCGGTCTTTCAGACCCGCACAGCAGGAGCGTCGATGTCCAAAGCCCCCAAGGTTCCCGGCGCCGCGCCGGCGCAGCCGCAGCCGATTCCCGAGACCGCAGTGCCGCAGCCGGAGGGGCTGCCCAACTACATCGACGTCGACCCCAAGACGATCACGGCGCCGGTGCTGACGCGCCAGGGCTGGGTCTGCCCGCCCGATCGCCCGCGGCAGTTCTGACCATGTGCGAGCCCGTGTCGATCATCGCCGGAATCACGGCCGTGGCCGGCGGTGTTGCCGCTGCTGACACGGCACGCAAGGCGCGCCACGCCGCCGAAGACGCGCTGCGCGGCTCGGAGTCCGACGCTGCGGAGGCGCAGTCGCGCGCATCGCAATCGGCCAATGCGAAGGTGGCGGCGGACAACCGGCGCCGGCGCGAGCAGAAATCGCTGCTTGCCACAGGTGCGCCCGGCGCGCCGCAGCCCACGTTCGGCGACGAGGCAACCACCAGCGTCGACGCGCCGTTCCTGAGCAACGCGCGCACGCTGCTCAGTCGCAGCACCCGCTCTGGCGCAGCTCGACCGACCAGCAGCCTGCTGGCGAGCGGCGGCGGAGGCCGCGCCACGATCGGTTCGCCGCGTCGCGAAAGCGCGCTGTAGCCGATGGAGACCACCGCCGCGCGCATCCTGCGCTGGGACAGCGAGATGCAGGCGCAGCGCCAGCCGCACGAATCCGTGTGGCGCCGGTGCTTCGAGGCCACCTACCCGGAGCGCGGGCAGGGCCTCGGCGGCGACGACGTGATGACGGCTCAGACCGCGCAGAACAAGCGCGCCGAGCAGATGGACTCGACCGCGGCCGACGCGGTGCGGCTGCTGACGAGCTCGATCATGTCGGGCATGACGCCGGCCAACGACGTCTGGTTCGCGCTCGATGCGGGCGACGAGACCGACGAGGAGCGGCGCTGGCTCGACGGCGTGGCCAAGTTCCTGTGGGAGCAGATCCACGGGGCCAACTACGACGCGGCGAAGTTCGAGGCCGTGCTCGACAGCGTGGCCGCCGGCTGGTTCTGCCTGTTCATCCCCGAGGGCGACACGCTCACGTTCGAGCAGTGGCCGCTGGCGCAGGTGAAGTTCCGCTGCAGCAAGGCGGGCGGCCTGGTCGACACGGTGATTCGCCGCTTCAAGCTCTCGGCCGAGCAGGCGATGAACGCCTACGGCGACGCGTGCTCCGACAAGGTCAAGGACGCGGCGGCGCAGGGCAAGCTCGATCAGTTCGAGTTCGTCATGGCGATCTATCCGCGCGCCGACTACGTCAAGGGCTCGCGGCTGGCCAAGAATCTGCCGATCGCCTCGTGCCACGTCGAGGTGGCCACCAAGCAACTGGTGCGCGAATCGGGCTATCACGAGATGCCCGCGATCGTGCCGCGCTGGATGACCTTGCCCGGCAGCGATTACGCCGTCGGCCCGGTGTCGGCGGCGCTGCCCACGATCAACGAGCTGAACACCCTGCTGCAGCTCGAATCGCAAGCGCTGTCGCGCGCAGCCGCTGGCGTGTACGTGGCCGAGGACGATGGCGTGCTGAACCCGCGCGTCGTCAAGGTCAAGGGCGGCAGCGTGATCGTCGCCAACTCGGTCGACAGCATCAAGGAGCTGCCCAGCGGCGCCGACTTCAACGTCACGTTCTCGAAGGCGGACCAGCTCCGCGCCGAGATCCGCCGCATCCTGATGGCCGACCAGTTGCAGCCGCAGGATGGCCCTGCGATGACGGCCACCGAGGTGCACGTGCGGGTGGCGCTGATCCGCCAACTGCTCGGCCCGCTGTTCGGGCGCTTCCAGGCCGAAGACCTGGCGCCGACCATCACGCGCGTGTTCGGCATGGCCTACCGCGCCGGGCTGCTTGGCACACCGCCCGACACGCTGCGCGACCGCATCCTGACCATCCGCTACCAGTCGCCGCTGGCGCGCGCGCAGAAGCTGGAAGAAGTCACCGCCGTCGAGCGCCTGGCCGCCAACGCCGGCGCGATGGTGCAGAGCGGCTTCCCCGAGGCGGCCGACTTGATTGACGTCGACAACTCCCTGCGCCTGATGGCCGATGGTCTCGGCGCACCCGCCAAGGCGCTGCGCGACGAGAAGGCGGTCGCGAAGTTGCGTGACAAGCGCGAGAAGCAGCAGCAGCAGGCCATGCAGCAAGAGCAGGCCATGGTGCTGCAGCAAGAGGCCGCGAAGGCGGCGATGAACCGCGCAGCGAAGGTCGCATGACGATCACCCGCGCCGACGAGGCTGCAGCCAGCCCGCAGCAGTACCGCTCGACGTTCGAGCTGTACCGCGACGGCGAGGCCGTGCTCGTCGACCTCATGGCGCGCTTCGGCGGCGAGCTGTTCGTGGCTGGCGGGCAAGAGGGCGAGCGGCAAACGCTGATCAACCTCGGGCGCCGGCAGGTGCTCGACCACATCCTCGGGCAGATCAACAAGGTACAGGCATGAATCTCACTGAAGGCGGGCTTGGCAAGGGCCAATTCACCGGGATGCTTGAGTTCAAGGACGCCGACGGCAACGTGGTCGGTACGGCGCCATTCACGATCCAGACGGAGGCCATCGATGGCACTGAGCTACTCCAACTTAGCGAAGAAAGCGGCGTGCGATGCGATCCTGGCGCTGCTGAACTCGGGCCAGTTCCGCCTGCTGACGGCGGCTGATGCCGAGCTGGCAAGCCTGACGTTCGCTGCGACGGCGTTTCAGGGCGCCACCACGGCGAGCCCTGCGGTCGCGCAATCCAACTCGATCGCCGCCGACAACACCGTCACGCCGGGCGACATCGCCAAGTTCGAGCTGCGCACGTCCGGCAGCGTCAACGTGATCAGCGGCACCGTCGGCGTCGGCTCCGGCGACCTGCAGATCACGAGCGTCACCATCCCCGGCACCGCCACCTCGGTGGGCTGCCCTGGCGGCCTGCAGTATTCGCAGCAGTTGCAGTGAGCCGCTTCAACCTGACCCGAGCGATTCGGCTCGCCGGTGTCGGGTCAGGCGCGGTTTCGGGTGACGCGCAGATCAACACCGGCCCCGGGCCCGCGAACGGCGTCACGCTGTCGGGGCCGACTTCGGGGACCACGGGGCTGCCTGGCACGTTCACGGTCACGCCCAACGGGGTGCTGGCCAGCACAGTGATCGTGACACCAGCGGCGACAAATGCCGGCTCGGTATCCCCTGGCTCGCTCACGTTCTCCGCAGGCTCATCAGCGGCGCAGAGTTTCACCGTCACCCGCAGCACCGACGGCACGTCGTCGGTCAGCATCACGAACAACGGCGGGCTTTCCAATCTCGGCTCGCCGCTCGCGTTTGACACCATCAACGCGGATGGCTTGCCCTCATGGCTGGCCGGCGTGCCGCTCAACACGTGGTTTGAGATCCCGAACACGCAACCGCAGACCGCGCAGGCGGGCTATGCAAACCCAGGCTCAGCCGGGGCGAAGCAGTTCATCACGTCGTTCTCTGGCGGCTACGTGTGGGATCGCGGCATCGGCTTGGAGGGCGGGGGCCATCTCGACTACGGCGGCAACGAGAACCTGACGGCCGATCTGCTCGCAAACATCGTGGCGTGGCTCTGTCGCCGCAACCCGACCCCTGGAGTCACGCCCGGCACGAGCACGCACTACGCCGACGGCCGCCCGCGCTCGCGGCATAGCTCGTGGAACCTGCAGTTCATCCCGCAGCGCAATCGACTGTTCATGCACGGCGGGCCGTCGCTGTACGAAGCGAGCGGTGGCACGCACACCGCTGCAGTGGATGCGTTCAACTTCGCCACGAACGATTGGGACCCTGCGGGCACATATGCCCCAGTTCCAAATCCGACAGGGGGCGGCATCCAGATCGCCATGCCGGTGTGCCAAGACGCCAACGGCAACGTCTACGTCCAACGGTATGACGGTTCGAACAACATCTACCGCTGGAACCAGAGCGACGCCACCTGGACCGACCTGGGCGGCAAGCAAGTCTACGACGTGCCGTGCGTCATGGCGGTGGACACCACGCGCAACCGCATCCTGCGCATCGGCGGCGGTGGCTCGTATCTGCACCGCCTCTACGACCTCAACAACAACGCCGCCGAGTCCACCGTCAGCTTCACCGGCGTGTTCGGCAACACCACGCCCGGCTGCTCGCTGGTCTACGTGCCCGACATCGATCGCTTCTTGATGTTCTCGTGGTCGGCCAACGACGTCTACGAGATCCACCCCACTACGTTTGCGATCTCGGTGTACGCCGTGGCCGGCACCAAGCCGCCCAGCCCGCTGACCGATGGCTCCAAGAACCTCTCGGGGCGCTTCAATCACTTTCCGGCGCTCAAGCTCATCACCTACGTGCGCAGCACCAGCGACAACGTGTGGTGCTTCCGCTACGCCAACATCACCACCGACATCGTGTCGTTCGATCTGGTGTCCACCTCCAGCGGCACCAAAGATTTCACCATCGGCCAGCCCTTCAAGCAGGGCGACTTGCCCTCCGGCGCGGTGATCGGCGGCGACATCGCACTGCAGGTCGACGTCAAAAACACATGGCCCGATGGCTCGGCGCGCTTCGCAATCGTGTCGGGTTCCACCACGCTCACGGCCAACGTCGCCAAGACGATCAGGATTCGCCGCAACGGCGCCGCCACCACCGGCAGCGCGCTCACCACAGCCAGCCTCAAGGCCACCGGCATCACCGCGAGCATCGTATGCGGCACATTCGGCTCGGTATCGTGGGCCACGACAGACTGGGATCTGCCGTTTGAAACCTGGGTCAGCGGCAACGCCATGTCGTCGTGGCGCTACCGCAAGCCGGTGGGCTCCGATCCGCACCTGGTGGCGTGGCTGGAGGTGCGCCTGTACGCCTCGGGCAACGTTGAAGTGTTGCCATGGATCGAGAATGGCTACCTCCTGGTCAGCGGCCCCGCCGCCAAGAGCGCGACGTACACGCTCACGCTGAACGGCTCGCAGCGCTACAGCGGCGCCATCAATCTGCGCGCGTTTAACCGCATGGTGCTCATCAGCGGCAGCGGCACGGCCTGGACGCACTGGGCCGGCACCGACCCTGGGGTGCGACCGGAGCACAACAAGGCGTATTTGCAGCAGACCGCGATGGTGCCCACGTATCGCACCAACAGCACAGGCGCCTCGAGGCTCGGCAGCCTTTCGACCACATGGTCACCTTATGGGTTTGGGGACGTGATCGAGAGTGAAATGACCGGAGGCGGCGAGGCCACCTGGATCGGGCCGATGCCCCTGTGGGATGCGTTCCACCTCACGGCGAGCAACGACGCGCGCACATGGGCCAGCATCAACGCGCATAGCTACGTGGCCGGTCGCTATGCGTTGCATCGGCGTGAGTCGGCCACCAACAAACCAGACTCGTCGGCGCAGGGAAGGCCGATCCGTATTTCGCAGTACCCGAACCTAGTGCTTGCAGATGCGCAGGGTGACGTCACCGGTGTCGGCGATTCAACGCTCAACCAGCACACGCCGACGTTTACGGGCGGGCAAGTTTGCGCCTGGGACATTGCGCATCACCCGTTGCATGGCTATCTCATCTATCTGTTGACCGGGCGCAAGTATCACGCCGAAACCTTGCAATTCGCGGCGGCAACCAACTATCTCACCAACAGCGACGACATCCGCGGCTTTGCTCAGGGCATCCTGCGGACGGACACGGCCTCGTATACCCCGCGAGGTGCAGCCTGGGCGCTGCGAACGCTGACCTGCGCCTATCTCGTCACACCGGACGGCGACCCGCTGCAAACCGAGTACCTGAACGTCCTGAGCAGCAACGTCGACTACTACCACGCCAAGTACGTCGCCCAGGCAAACAACCCGCAGGGCTTGCTGCATCAGTATGAATTTTGGCCTAACAACGGCCTCAACCCATCGGTGATCTGGAACGCCGCGATTTGGCAGAACGACTGGAACGTTTTTGCGTGGGGGTTCATCAAGCAGACCAAGGTCAATTTCAACGCCACGCGGTTGTCGCGCCTCGACGGATTCCTTAATTGGATCAACAACAGCATCACCGGCCGGTTGGGCGGACTTTCCTCTGCCGAGTATCGCTACGCCGATGCTGGCCGCTACACCATCGCTTACGCGCCGACGCATAGCACCGATTGGACGAATGGCACCGGCCCTTGGTACTCCAGTTGGGGTGCGATCTATCAGGCGAGCGAAGGTGTGCCTAACCCCGGCGTGGATGCCGCCCTCAACGGCGGCAATTGGCCTATCGCGTACAGCTATTGGTCAACCATGCTGCCCGCCATTTCGTATGCCGTGGACTGTGGCTTGCCGGGTGCACTGACCGCATACAACAGGCTGGTCGGCGCCAGCAACTGGTCTGACTGCCTCGCTCCGATGACGGAGTACCCGACCTGGGCGATCAAACCGAGGACCGTGTAATGGCAATCGCTGGCGTCACGAACAACCTCTGGCTGCCGGCCAACAACGTCGGCACCGTGCTGACGCGTGCGCTGGCGCAGAACGCAGCGGCGGGCTCGCTGCTCGTGGCGGTGTCTTCAAACACCACCGACGAAACGTCCACGTTCACGGACAACAACGGCAACACCTGGACGCCGATCGCGAACATCTTCCACGGCAGCATGGGCCTGCGCGTCACTGCGGCCTACGCCAAGAACGTCAACGCCGGCGCGACGACGGTGCAGGTGCAGTCAGCGACGAGCGGCTTCCGCAGTCTGTGCGTCGCCGAGTACACGGGCGTGGACACCGTCAACGCCTTGATGGGCACGCCAGTTAGCGCGCAGGCGAGCGCGACGGCGAGCAACCCGGACCCCGGCGCGATCACCGGCGCATCGGCGGGGCTCTACATCGGCTGCGGCCACGTGTACCCGACCGACGATCCGACCGTCGGCACGGGCTACACCAAGCGCCTGGGCACGAACTTCGGCGGCAACTCGTACTACTTCGTGCTTGAGGAAAAGATCAGCGCTTCTCCGCTGACGAACGAGCACCCCAAATACAACATCAACGAGGACTACTGGCTGATGTTGGGCTTCGCGTTCAAGGACGCATCCGCGAGTGCCGCCGGCAACGCGCCGCGCGCGTTCAATCAACTTTCACAGTAGGGGCCAACCATGCGCTTTCTCCGTCAATCCACGGCCTCTCAGGAGGTCTCGCTCGGCTACTTCGTCGACTCCACGGACGGCAACACCGAGGAGACCGCACTCACGATCGCCAACACCGACGTGAAGCTCCACAAGAACGGGGCGACCACGCTGGCGAACAAGAACTCCGGCGGCGCGACGCACATCTCCAACGGCATCTACTACATCGTGCTCGATGCGACCGACACCGACACGCTGGGCTTGCTGACGATCTACTGCCACCCGAGCGGCGCGCTGCCGGTCAAGGTGGAGTGCTGCGTGCTGAACGCGGTCGTCTATGACTCGCTGATCGCGGCGTCGGACAACCTGCAGGTGGATGCGGTGCAGTTCGCTGGCACGGCCTACGCCACTGCGCTGGCGGCCGAGGTCGATGCGGTGCATGACGAGCAGGTCGACGGCACGATCACCTTCCGCCAGGCGACGCGCCTGCAGAACGCGGCGCTGTTCGGCAAGGCCAGCGGACTGGCCACGACGACGGCGACCTACCGCGACCCGGCGGACACCAAGGATCGCATCGTCGCGACGGTGGATGCTGACGGCAACCGCACGGCGATCACGCGCGACGCGACCTAACGCACCATGTTCGCGGCGCGGTACTTCTCCCCGCGCTACTTCGGCGGGCGCTACTTCGGGCACCACGGCAGCAACGGCGCTGCCGGGTACTACTGGGGCAGCCGCTACTTCGGCAAGCGTTTCTACGGCCGGCGCTTCTTCGCGTCGCCGGCCGACACGAGCCCGTTCACCTTCGCACAGACCAACGTGCTGGCCTGCACCGGCATCGGTGGACTATCCGGTGATGTGCCGCCCGGCGCCGGCGTGTCGTTCGTGGCACCGATCGCCGGCGTCGGCATCGGCGCCATCTCGGGCGACCTGGCCTACGTCAGCGACACCGAGTTTTTCATTGCGCCGCCGCTGCTGCTGCCAACGGGTGTTGGCGTCGGGGCATTGGCCGGGTCCATCGTGATCGGCTTTCCGACGGCGCCCGGCGACGGCCGGTACTTCGGGCCGCGGTACTTCGGGTCGCGCTTCTTCGGCCCGCGCTACTGGAGCACGTATCGCACCTATGAGATCACGCAGACCAACGTGATCGCAGGCGTCGGGCAGGGTGGCCTGGCCGGGCAGATCAACGTCGGCACCGACCTCGCGTTCACCGCGGCGATTGCCGGCAATGGCTCGGGCACGATCGCGGGCGACCTCGTCTACGAAAGCGCGCCGGTCGTGATCCCGTTCGGCCCGTTCGTCGGCAGCCAGATGCCGGGGTCGGCCACGCGCAGCGAGCCGAAGGACGCGCCGCAACGCTCCATCCTGCGCCTGCCACCGAAGGCCGCGCCGGGCCCGTTCGAGATCGTGGCCACGGCCCCGCTGCAATC